CACCTGCCACCTAACGTTAAATGCCTACAATGCACTAGATGTGGGCTACTAGATATAACTATGGTAGATGTGGATAACGCTAGACAGGTGCTTAATTAAGTTATCCACAGGGGCGCAAAACCTGTGGACAACACGCCCAAGCCCCGTTCAAGTTATCCACATAATCGCTTTATGCTTGACTACCTTGCTACACTTTCTGCGCTGCAAGCGAGCCCCGAAGGGCGATAGCTCGCTAAAGCTGCGAAGGTGTTGGGTAGGTCTATGCTTATTTGTAAGCTCGCTATCTTTACAGACCTTACCCAGTTACGCTGATCTAAATGCTACAGATGCTTACAAAATCTATGCACATATCAAGATAGGCAATTATAGACAATTTGTATGTTTAGAGAAGCTATGGACTAAAGAGAGTAATTGGCGGCCTAAAGCAACTAATCCTAAATCTACAGCATATGGTATACCACAGCTGTTAAAGCTAAAAGAAACAAACCCTTACAAACAGATAGACTTAGGGCTAAAGTACATAGATAAACGATATAAAGGTAGCCCGTGTAAGGCTTTAGATCATCATAAAAAGAAAGGTTGGTACTAATGGCTATAATAATTTGTAAGCATTGTGGCTTACCTAGTGATGAAAGCGAGATTATATGGAGCAGACACAGAGATTACGAAGCCTGGTGTTATAGTTGCGTGGAAGCGCAAGATGAGGACATATTAAAACGTGTCTAAGCGCGGTGACCCTAGAGTAAACAGGGCTTATAGATATAAGTTTAGAAACCAAGTATTAGCTAGAGATAGCTACACCTGTTATTACTGTGGGGCAGATGCAGACCAAGTAGACCACGTTATACCTGTAAGTAAAGCCCCAGAGTTAGTAATGAGCTTTGATAATGCTGTGGCCTGTTGCAAGCGCTGTAACGTATCTAAGGGCAATAGATCTCAAGGCGTTTTTTTAGCTAAGAAGGCTACCCCCCCTGTCTTTTCTGGCAATTTATCCCCGAAAACGGACATAAGGCCACAAAGTGGACCCTGTTTGGGCCAGCCTGAACAGAGCGCTAACTAATGACTAGCAAACCTAAACAGCCACTCCGGGGGCTAGCGAAACCGCGCCTGCATAACGTTTTGTTATCTGGGCCTACACGCGGCGGCGAGGTTGCAGAGCTAGCAGAGAAAATAGGGCTGCCGCTTTTACCCTGGCAGCGCCTAGTGCTAGACGATATGCTCACAATAGATAAAAATAAAATGTTCGTACGCAAGACCTGCCTTGCCATCACAAGCCGTCAAAACGGAAAGACACATTTAGCGCGTATGCGTATATTAGCTGGCCTGTTTTTGTTTAATGAGCGTAACCACATAATTATTAGCTCCGCTAGATCTATGGCCCTTACTACCTTTAGAGAAGTAGCTAATGCAATAGAGGATAACCCAGAGCTAAAGAAGCAACTAAAAAAAATACTTTATACAAACGGTAACGAGGCTATAATCCTAAAAAGCGGGGCTAGGCTAGATGTAAGAGCTGCTACACGCGACAGCTCGCGCGGTGCTAGCGCTGACTTCTTGTTTATAGATGAGCTACGCGAGATAACACAGGAAGCCTTTGCAGCTGCTACACCTGTTACCCGCGCTAAGCCTAATAGCCAAACCTTGCTAGCAAGTAATGCTGGTGATGCCTTTAGCACTACGCTAAATGAGCTACGCGAGCGCTGCCAGGCTAACCCGCCGCCGTCTATGGGCTACTACGAATATAGCGCCCCGCCATTTTGCGCCCTAGATGATCGTAAAGCGTGGGCAGCTGCTAACCCGGCGCTAGGCATACTAATAACCGAGGATGCGCTAGCCGAGGCGCTTACCGTGCAGACTACAGAGCAATTTAGGACAGAGAGCCTTAGCCAATGGATAGACAGCCTACAAAGCCCCTGGCCGTTTGGCGCTGTTGAGGATGCAAGCGACATAAATCTAAAAATGGCCCCTGGCCCGCTTACTGTATTTGCCTTTGATGTAAGCCCTAGCCGCCGAGATGCCAGCTTAGTTATGGGCCAAGTATTGCCTGACGGCAAGATAGGCGTGGCAGTACTAGAAACCTACAGCTCACAGGTAGCAGTAGATGAAATAGTTATAGCAGCTAGTATAAAAAAGTGGTCAGATCTGTATTACCCGCGTTTAGTCTGCTACGACAAATACACTACTGCCAGTATCGCGCAAAGGCTACAAAATGCAGGCGTACAGACCCGTGATGTATCTGGACAGAGCTTTTATACTGCCTGTAGCGATATGTATGATGCTTTAGTTAATAACAGGCTAAGGCATAGCGGGCAAGATGCTTTAATACAGCAAATGGCTAACTGTGCAGCTAAACAGACCGCGGATGCGTGGCGTATTGTAAGGCGCAAGTCTGCCGGGCCTGTAGATATACCTATAGGGCTAGCTATGGTGATACACATAATGGCTCAACCTGTAGCTGAGGCTAAGGTATACGCCTAGACACGCCCAAAGCGTATGGTAAAGATATACTTGACGTTTAGGTAATAATACGCTCTATGGGATTACTGCAAACTATAGGCCTGCGTAAAAAAGACGTAGAGGCGCAATTATCGCCGCCTATTATGCAACAAACTTACGGCGCGGGTGTTTATACGTTTGGCGGTTTGTATAATACAAATGGCATACCGTTTATAGATAGAAACTTAGCGTTACAAGTACCGGCAGTAAGTAGATGCCGTAACTTAATCTGTGGAGTAATTGCAAGTATAGATTTAGAGCTAATACAAAAAAGTACAGGCCGTAAATTACAAACGCCTGTTTGGCTAGATCAACCAGATATTAGACAACCGCGTAGCGTAACAATTAGCTACACGGTAGATAGCCTGTTGCTATATGGCGTTGCTTATTGGCGCGTTACTAGCTTGTATGAGGAGGACGGCAGACCTAGCGGGTTTGAGTGGGTAGCTAATACGCGCGTTACAGTAACTACAGACCAGTACGGCGATGAAGTTGACTATTACTCTGTAAACGGGCAACGTGTACCAGATAGCGGCGTAGGATCTTTAATTACTTTCCAAAGTTTATTACCCGGCGTATTAGAAACCGGCGGGCGCACAATACAAGCGGCGTTAGATATACAAAAAGCGGCAAGCGTTGCAGCTGCTACGCCTATGGCTACAGGGTTTATTAAGAATAGTGGGGCAGATTTACCAGAGGCACAAATTAGCGGCCTACTGGCAGCGTGGAAGGCCGCGCGTAATTCACGCAGTACGGCTTATTTAACTAGCACCTTAGATTATCAAACTGTGGGTTATTCACCTAAAGAAATGATGTATAACGAGGCATCACAGTACTTAGCTACAGAAATAGCCAGGTTAATGAACGTGCCGGCATATTACATAAGCGCGGATATGAATAACTCAATGACTTACCAAAATATTATAGACGGGCGCAAAGAGTTTGTAGCTTACTCATTACAGCCGTTTATTAGCGCTATAGAAAACCGTTTGAGTATGGACGATGTAACACGCCGCGGTAATCAGGTTAGGTTTGCGTTAGATGAAACGTTTTTACGCGCTGATACTTTGGCACGTTTGGAAGCTATAGAAAAAATGCTTAATTTAGGTTTAATAGATCTAGAGCAAGCGCAAAGTATGGAGGAGTTAAGCCCAACCGGACTAACAGAGAGGCCCACAAATGTTATTAACGTTTAGCGGCAATATAGAGGCAGTAGATAACGGCGATAGGCGCACAATTAGCGGCAAAATTGCGCCGTATGGAGAAGTAGGCAACACAAGCGCCGGGCGCGTAGTGTTTGCAGAAAACTCTATAACCGTGCCAGAGCCAAGCAAAGTAAAACTTTTAATGCAACACGATAACAGCAAGCCCGTAGGCCGTATGCAAAGCGTTACCAGTAATAAGACCGGGCTATATGCCAGCTTTAAGGTTAGTGCTAGCACAAGGGGTAGCGATGCAATTCTGCTTGCACAGGAGCAATTAATGGACGGGCTTAGTGTAGGCGTTGAGGTAGATGACTCACGCCAAGAAAAAGATTATCTGCTAGTTACGGCTGCTACCTTAAAAGAGGTATCTCTAGTAGAGAGCGCTGCATTTCCAAGCGCTGCCGTGTTAAAAATTGCTGCACAAGAAAACGCAGTAGATCCAAACCAACCCAAAGAAACTAAAGGAGAAACCGTGGACAAAGCCCCGGACGAAATGGCAGCGGAAGGCACTTATTTGCCGGACGGTGCAACAGTAACGCTAAAGAGCGTTAGCTATAAAGATGATGAGGCCGCGGGCGCTACCGAACCGGTAGAAGCCGCGCGCAGAATTATTAAGCCAAGTGCATTAAACTCACAAAGAGTACGCACACCTATTACAAGTATGGGCGCTTACACAGAGCATAAAATTAAAGCTGCTCTAGGTAATGAGGAGTCAAAATTATATGTAACAGCTGCAGATGATAGCTGGACTACAAACCCTGCATTTAACCCAACCCAGTATCTATCAGAGTTTGTTACTAATACACGTTTTCCACGCAGCGCGGTAGATGCCTGCTCTAAAGGCGTATTGCCACCTAAGGGCAACA